CTTTCCTCCGTGCGTGAGCAGATGCCCATTCTGGTGCGCCGAGTAGCGTGCAAGCGCGAGTACTTCACCGAGAGTTGGCAGCTCATCGCCCGCATGGTGTTGGCGATGACGACGCTCGCCAGCGGGGGCAAGTTTGAGACCTATGAGACCACGCTGATCTGGGACGAGATCGACCCGCGCGACGACAAGGACGTTGCGGAGACCCTCGACAAGATCGTCAACGCTCTGGCCCGGGCGGTTGAGACCCAGATCATGAGCTCTGAGGCAGCGGCGGACTTCCTCTCGCAGTACGTCGAGACCATGCACGACTACATCACCGACGACGCCGAGCTTCCCGGTGAGCGCGAGCGCATCGTCAAGGACATGATACTCAGGCGGCGAGTCGAGGACGGTGAACTCGTCGAGACCGAGTACAAGGCCATCAGGGCCGCGTTGGAGGCCAAGTGATGGCCGGCGTGAGCGAGACCACCATGAAGAGCATCTCGGCGATCCAGAAGGCCAACAGCCGCGAGATGTCCCAGCGCATCCTGCAAGGTCGGAGCGAGTACCTTGCGCTCAGGCTGAGGCAAGACCCGTCTATCCGCAAGGTCTACGAAGACGCTGCAGATCGCGTCGCCGAGGAGATCAAGACGCTGGAACGCGTCTACCAGGAGCGCGGGAAGTACGGGCTCACGCTTGCGCACCGCCGGGCGCTTGAGCGCTCGCTCCGGGCAGAAGCGGAGAGGATTGCCAAGGGGACCGAGAAGATCGTCAAGGAGGGACTCGGCAAGACCTTTGACGCGGCATCCAAGCCGATCTACGAGGACCTCCAGGACATACTGAAGACCGCTGGAGCCGAGCTCGATTTCGCCAAGCTCCAGTGGAGCCTTGCGCAGGTCAACACCGAGGCCGTCGAGGCATTGTGGGCACGGTACAAGGGCGGTATGACGATCTCGCAGCGGATCTGGAAGCAAGCCGAGTACGCTACCGACGCCATGAAGTCGATTGTGCTCGACGGTGCTGCACGCGGTAGGGATGCGGTAAGGGTGGCACGAGATCTCTCACAGTATGTCCGGCAGGGATCGCGGACACTCGCAGAAAACTACCCCAACATGATGAAGCGCATGGGCGGGCGTATCCCGAAGGATCTGTGCTACGAGGCGCTCAGGCTCGCCCGCACGGAGATGACGAGCGCTTACATGGAGTCGACGTACTCGGCTGGCCAGGTGTCACCGTCGTATCTGGGCGTGCGCTGGAACCTGTCTTCGAGTCATCCTCTGCGAGACGTGTGCAACTCGTATGCCGAGACGGACCTGTACGGAATGGGTGCCGGGGTGTACCCGAAGGGGCAGGAGCCATCGGTGCCTCATAGTAATTGTCTCTGTTACCCGACGCCTGTTTCAGAGGATCGCGAGCAGTTTGTCGATAGGCTGCGCTCGTGGATCAAGAATCCGGCGTCCCAGCCTGATATCGATGGTTGGTATCAGGGCTACTACCAGAAGAAGGCAGCCTGAGGAGGAGTGAGATGGCAACGGCTGTTGTGAAATTGAACACCCAGACGGGGAGCATCGTCAAAATGCCGATGCGCTCCGGAAACATCACGAAGACCGGAATCCTTCAGGTCCGCGACATGCAGAGCGGTCGCTACGTCGTCAAGGCCGACGAACCGGTTGCCGAACAGGCGCCGGAAGCCCCGGAACAGGCACCACCGAAGACGAAGTCGAAGGGCCGGAAGGGGGCTCGCAATGCCTAAGAGCTTCAAGATTGGCGACAGTGTTTCGTCGAAGGACTGGGGGACGGTCGACAAGAGCAAGATATGGGATCTTCTGTCGAACGGTATCGACGAGGGCACGACTGGCGTGAAGGGCGCGGTACGCGAGACCTACGCCGTGGTGAAAGCCGATGTGAACACGGATCTCACCTCCGCCGATTGCTGGGGACCGCACCACGAGGTACGTGACGACGGCTCGGTCGTGCTGAACCGGGCCGGGCTGATTGCTGCAACGGCAGCCCTGAGTGGTGCGCGGAGCAAGCCGAAGCTCACTCCGGCGCAGAAAGAGTCAGCGCGGAAGCACTTGCTCCGCCACTACAGGGACGACCTTGACGAGGAGGCTCCGGAGAGCCTCAGCGGTGAGATTACCGAGGAGAAGCCCGAGGTCGACGGCAACACGAAGCTCATCAAGGGCGAGATCATACTTCCCCTGGGTACCGTTGCCGGGGAACTGAAGCCGGAGGACATTCCGGTCGCTCCGGGCATCGATGTCGACAAGCTCCTGGAGGGCGACAGCGATCCGCTTCAGGTCGTCGTCGCGATTCCCGCCGGAAAGAACACGCGCGGTTGGAACTATACCGGCGAGGCAATCAAGGACATCGTCGACGTGGTGGCAAGCGGTGCGCTCGCCGGCTGTCTCGGGCATCAGAAAGCCGAGAACGTTGACTGGGAGTTCAGGACGCCCGTCACGCACTGGGTAGGGGCGTTTTTCAAAGACAACGTCGGGTATTTCCGGGGTGTGGTCGACAAGGTCGCCGGCGAGCTCAAGCGCTGGATCCGCTCGAAGGTGATCCGCACGGTTTCGATTTTCGGCACTCCGTCCGTCACTCAGGTCGGCTCACAGGTCACGGTAGACCACTACAAGCCGATCTCGATCGACTGGACCCCGCTCGGCAGGGCCGGAATGCCAACGGAGGTGGTGTCTATGGGCGAGATGCACGTCACGGGCGAGTTCAAGGGCAGCACGGAGGGCAGTCTCGAAAGCCTCCGCAGGAAGATCAACGAGAAGATCGCGCAGAAGTTCAAGGACGCATGGATCGAGTCGATCTACGACGACTACGTAGTCGTCGACACCAACGACGGCAAGCTCTACCAGATCGGCTACGAGGCCACAGACAAGGACGTAACCGTCTCCATGGAAGCACAGGAAGTGGAGAAGGTTGTCACATACCAAAGCAAATCTACTTCACGGGAGGAGGGGGAAATGCAGCTATCCGAAGTGAAGGTTGAAGACCTGCTTGCCGAGATGAAGCAGCGGGTCAAGGACGGTCGCATATCTCAAGCTATCGTCGGCGAGATGGCCGGTTTCGATATGGGGGCACCCCAGAAGGCCAAGGACGCCGAGACGAAGCTCAAAGACGCGACCCAGAAGCTCACGCAGGTGAGCGAGGCGCTTGGTGTAACCGGCGAGATGGATCTGATTCAGACCGCTCGCAGCGCCAAGGAAGCCCTGGACGGCAGGGCCGACGCAGAGTTCGACGCGCTCGTCGACTCGGTGATCAAAGAGAAGGTCACCGGGGAGCAGGCGCAGGGACTCGTGCGCAGCACCATGCACGTCGCGAGGGGAATGAGCAAGGAAGAGATTGCAGGCGAGATCGACAAGGCTCGCAGCAATCCCTTCGTGAAGGCGGCACTGGATCAGTCGCACAGGGACAGCCACATTCCTGGAGCGCCGGAGAACAAGTCCGGGGACCAGATGCCCACCAAGCGTGTGGCCATATAGGAGGTGACCTATGGCAGGATACGTCAGAGGTGAACTGAAAGCCGTAAAGGTCACGCAGACGGCAAGCCAGACCGTGGTCAAGGGGAACTTCGTCAAGTTCGACGGTTTTGTCGGCATGGCGATGCAGTCCCAGGTGACGGGAATCGGTGAGACGGCGGATCTCATTCTGCTCATCGACCCCGCCACCAGCTTCGAGATCACGCAGCTTCACGCCGGTGACACCGGTGCGAAGGGGACGCTGCTCTACTGGGACGACACCGCGAAGGAGTTCACCGAGACCGCAGCGGGCAACGAACCCATAGCGATCGTCGTGACCGCCAAGGACGGAGACGGAGTCCTGGAGATCAAGCTCGCCGAGCAGGGACAGGCCACGGCCATCAACGCCAACAAGACCAACCTTGCGGCACTGATTGCGGATCTCGCAGCGGTCACGCACGGAGACGGTGCGAGCATGATCGGCGTAGAAGATGCCGGCACGCTCTACACCGGTGCGGACGTGGAAGCCTGTCTGGCAGAGATTGCCGGAGCAGGACGCACAACCGAGACGGTCATGGGCAACGCAACCGATCTCGCAACACTCATTACGGACCTTGCGTCCGTAGCGACGGGTGACGGTGCATCGCTCATAGGCGTGGAAGACGCCACGGGGCTGTACACGGGAGCGGATGTCGAAGCATGTCTTGCGGAAATCGCGGGAGCTGGGCGTACGACCGAAACGGTGGCGCAGAACGCAACCGACATCGCGGCGGTCATCACGGATCTAGCCTCTGTGGCAACCGGAGACGGCGCTTCGATGGTCGGCGTGGAAGACGCTACCGGTTTGTACACCGGTGCGGACGTGGAAGCTTGTCTTGCTGAGATTGCAGGAGCTGGGCGCACCACGGAAACCGTCATGGGGAACGCCACGGATCTTGCGGGCCTCATCACCGATCTTGCTTCTGTCGCCACCGGCGATGGAGCCTCGTTGATCGGGGTTGAGGATGCAAACGGCAGGTACACCGGAGCCGACGTTGAGGCATGTCTGGACGAGATCGCCGGTGCCGGTAGGACGACCGAGACCGTGATGCAGAACGCCACGGATATCGGTACCAACCTGGCGGACATCGGGGACATCCAGGAATACCTCTACAACCACGTGCTGGAGGGCGTGATCACGGTGCCTACGACCGGTTCAACGCACGCCGACGGTGGAGCTTTCGACTTCAACGTCAACATCTCGCACATCGTGGCCGTGGTAGAGGGCGTCAACGACGAACTGGTGGCGGCGGTGGACTTCGACGTGCAGAACGGCGGTGCGAGCCCGATCGACGGCACGGACACCGACATCATATACGCGATCGTGCTCTACGATACCGCACCGGGATGGGCGATACAGTCCGTCGCTGGTGCAGCGGCTCCTGCAGGAGGTGTGACGCCTCCCGCAGACGCCGACATCACGACCGCCGTCGGTACGGCCAACTGGATCAAGCTCGCGCACACGCAGTTGCACCGCTCAGGAGCGGCTGCGTGCACGCAGACCTACGACAACACCGTCAGGCCGGTGCTCGCGTAAGCGGTGAGTGAGGAGGGGAACAATGAGAGTCATAGCACTTGAAGACTTGAAGCGACAGCGCACCGCGGGTGAGCGAACCCTGAAGCTCCCGTACGCCATCAACGACGTACAGATTGTGACGCCTGTCGAGACGAAGATCGTCAACGGCGAGATGGACGTTTTCGAGTGGCCCGGACAACGGCCGGGCCTGCTCAGGAAGCTCCTGATGCCGAGCGGTCGCACGGTTCAGGTTCAGGGGATACACGGAGAGTTGATCACAACCGACCCGAACCTCGTGAACCTGATTCAGAAGTCGGTGGTGGATCAGCAACTCGGCCGTGAGGCCGTACCGCTGGTCTACGAGCCGATCTATCGCAGGGTGGAGGACAGGAACTTCACGGAGTACGTGGACATCGCGCCCTTCGTGGGCTGCAAGGTCGTGTTCTTGTCCAGCATGGAGATGGAGGGGCCGAACTTCGGTACCCGCGTGTTCGGCACAAAGGACACGGTGCAGATCGTGACCTACAAGGCCGACTTCCAGATCCACGAGGACGTGATCGAGTTCGATAAGACCTGGGAGATCGACGAGACCAACCGGGCCTTCGGTGAGGCCTACAACGCCCTGCTGAACGACATCCATCTGAGTCCGATCCTGGACTACACGTACGCCGCCAAGAACAAGACAGCAGCGGACGCCACGGGTACCACGTATCTGGAGAAGCTCCGGAACACCATCATCAACGGGCTCGCGCATGCCTACCAGGATGTCAACTCGACGACGGGGGCAAAGCGCAGGCCGACCATCCTGCTCATCGCCGGTCAACACCGGTGGAACATCGAGATGGTCATGGGGCAGATGCAGGTCGGCGGGACGATCTATCCCGCCGTATCGGGCATCGACACCATCATCTACTACGACGGCTGGAGCACCGTGGTGGGCAACAAGACCTATACGTACGACGGCGTGAACGCCGGCAAGGCGTATCTAATCGATCCGAAGAAGTACTTCATCGAGCTTCTGAAGCACGACCTCATCACCGACGCGCAGACCGGGAATCTGCACTACCTCATCGCGCAGGAGATCGTATCTCGAGCGCGGCGTGGTGTGGTTTCCGCGCCCGCAAACGCGGTGGAGGAGCTCACGCTTCCGTAAGCTGATGTAGACAGACACGTGGGGGCGCTTGCCTGTGTGAGCGCCCCCTTTGGGGAGGGGACATGACGCCCACTGCGGCTTTGAGAACAAGACTCCGAAAGCTCATCGACGAGGTCATACAGACCGGAGAGACGGAAGCCGATACCCGGTTTCTGGACTCCGAGCTCGACGACATCTTCGACGAGGTTGACGACATCTGGGCCGCCGCCGCACAGGCTTGGCTTGAGAAGGCCGGCATGTACCAGCGCGAGATGGGCGATATCGAACAGGAGGGTTTCGGACAGGAGGCCACGCGCCTGACGGCTCTGCGCAACAGGCAGGACTACGCGCTCAAGATGGCCGAGCTCTACGGCGAGAAGTCGGGGAGCAGCACGGGGAGCATGATCTTTGGTGCCACGGAGCCCGATGTGCTGGGCGAGGTCGATGAAGACAGCTGGTGGGATGTGGTAGAGGCATGAGCACAGTAGCAGCGCTGCGGAGAGTAACCGCTCAGTCGATCAACAGAAACCCGGTCGATCTCGAGCTCACCAGGCCCATCATGACCGATAGCCGGGGAGCGCGACGCAAAACCGGGGAGCAGACGCGCTACGTGACCGTGCGGATGTACCGCCTGCGGGAGCCCGAGGCAACGGTGGCCGAGCCAGGGGAGAAGGAAGTCAGGCAGTACGGGCTTCTGGCCCGGTACGACGCCGACATCGCGGAGAACGACGAGTTCACCCGTGACGGCGTCAAGTACAAGGTCGGCCCGATCGACGTGCGGAGATACGACGGAGAGATAGTCGCTCTGCACTGCGAAGTAGCGAGGATACGCTGATGGGACTTGAGGACGTACTGAGAAACACAGAGGCGTGGAAAGACCAGGTGCTCGCTGCGGTGTTTGCGCTCGGCCAACACGAGGGGCAAGAGGCCGAAGCCGAGATGAAGCGCGATGCCCCGTGGACCGACCGGACCTCGCATGCCCGGCAAGGACTCAAAGGGAGGGCGGAGCAGTACCACGACAGAGTGCAAGTGACTCTGAGCCATACCATGGAATACGGGGTACACCTTGAGCTCGCCAACAGCGGACAGTACGCGATCCTGAAGCCAACAGCCCAGAGACGCGCTCCGCGCTTCATCGAAGACGTGAAACGGGTGGTGGGCGCATGAGAGAGGCAATTCGGCTCTTCCTGGAGGCAAACTGCACGACGGTAACGACCTGGAAGCAGCCCTTCGAGGCCGACAAGGACACCTCGAAGCCCTATGGGACAGTCAAGATCGGTCCCAAGATCCGTGGTGCCAACGGGGCAGGGGCGTGGAGAGACGTGGAGATCCGCCCGTTCATCGACAGGCAGAACGGAGACTTCTGGCAGGTCGATCAGGCGGTGAAGGAAATAACGGCACTCCTCGACGGAGTGGTGCTCAGAACAGAAGCAGGGAACCGGTTCACCTTGGAATGGGAGAGCGAGGGGCAGGACTACAGGGACGACTTCCTGGACGCCCTGACCCGCACAATCTCCTACAGGGTCCCGGATCTCGTTTAGGAGGGGAACCATGGCAGACAAAGGCGTAATGGGGTTGCGATACATGCGATGTGCGCCGCTGGACGCCGACGGCGGAGTGCCGGCAGCGCCTTCGTGGGTCGCATCGGCAACGCCCATCGAGATGGGCTACACGCCCGTCAACGTCGCTGGCCAACAGATCGAGGGCCGCGGCGGTGACAAGCTCCTGTACGTCATCCAGGAAGACGACGAGGTCGTCGGCTGGGATCTCAACTTCAGAGACCTGGAGTTGAACGAAGACGTGTGGGAAGTCATTGAGGGCGGCATTTGGTATCCGGGGTCGAATACGTACGTGCCGCGCAAACTCGGCGACGCGCCTCCGGGATTCATCATGGAGGCGTACAGCGCACGGTACGAGGAGGGCGCGCAGCACGAGAGCGACCTCATCGGGTACCTGTGTGTGTTCTTCTGGAACTGCCGCATGGGAGGCGGGCTACCGGCTTTCACGCAGCAGGACCGGAACTTCGCAATACCGGCCTTCACGATCCGCGCACGCGAGAACGTCCATGACGGTCTGCGGGCGTGGGGGTGGAAGAGGGTAGCAGCGCTGCCGTAAAGCAGCGCAACTGACAGT